ATGAGCGAAGCCGGCGACGGCGCCAATGACGCGCGCCGTAGACACGGAGCACCGAAGAACTGGCGCGAAGTCTTCATTTCAAAGCTCGGAGAGAGTTCCAATCCCGAAGCGGCGGCTAGTGAGGCCGGGATCCGATTGGCCTGGGCTCACAAGGTTCGTAGGGAGGATCCTGAATTTGCGCGTCGTTGGCACGACGCCCTCTGCGAGGGGTATGATTGCCTGGAGATGGAGCTCCTCTATCGCCTTCGCAGTGGCAAGGTCGAAGAGGTCGACGAGGAGGGAAACAAGCGGAAGTTCGACATCGCAACGGGCTTCAAAATACTGGTGGCCCATCGCGAACAGCTGGCGAAGGTGACCCGCCCGGAGGACTCGCAGGACGAGAAGGCCATTCTCGAGTCCATCAACAAGAAAATCGATGCGATGCGCGCGCGCGAGAAGGAGGTTAACTCCATGCTCGCTAAAGATGGCGTGATGCAGCCGCGGGTGCCCAATGGCACCAGATGATAAATCCCGCTGGCTTATCACCCTGCATCCGGACCAACGACACGATCTCCTTTCGGCGCTTAGCGCAGCTGAACGGGCGGAACTGCAGCATCTCTGGGCTGTCTGGGCGCGCTCAGAGCAGCGCGCGCCGCGGGGAGACTGGCGGCTCTGGCTCATCCTCGCAGGTCGGGGCTTCGGCAAGACTCGCGCCGGAGCCGAGTGGATCCGCGAAATCGCGCGCGACAACCCGACAGCGCGCATCGCCCTGGTGGGCGCCAGCTTACCAGAAGCGCGAGCGGTGATGGTGGAAGGAGAAAGCGGCATCCTCGCCTGCTCTCCTTCCCATCGCCGACCGCGCTTTGAGGCGTCGCTGCGGCGGATATCTTGGGAAAACGGAGCGCAGGCCTTCATTTACTCAGCCGCGGAGCCTGAGAGCCTGCGCGGTCCGCAACACAGCCATGCCTGGTGCGATGAGATCGCCAAATGGGAGAATTCTGGCGAGCGCGCGATTCAGGCGTGGGACAACCTGCAGATGGGTTTGCGCCTCGGCGAGCATCCGCAGATCCTCGCGACCACCACCCCGCGTGCCGTTCCGCTGCTGCGCCGGCTGATAGCGAACGAAAACGACTCAGACGTGGTGATCACTCGCGGCAGTACCTACTCGAACGCTTTGAACCTGCCCCAGCGCTTCATCAGCGCAATGAAGAAGCAGTTCGGCGACACAGCGCTTGGGCGGCAGGAACTGAATGGCGAAATGCTGGCCGAGGTTGAAGGCGCGTTGTGGACCCGCGGTCTGCTGGAAAAGCGACGCGATGCGTTCACGACCGAGCCGATGTCCCGAGTGGTGGTGGGCGTCGACCCTCCAGCCTCGGCGAGAGGCGACGAGTGCGGGATTATCGTCGCCGGGCTTACCCACAGCGGCATGGGCATGGTGCTCGCTGATGCCAGTGTCGCAAAGGCAAGCCCGGAGCGGTGGGCTAATGCCGTGGCTTCCGCAGCGCAGGCCTGGAAAGCCGAACGCGTTGTAGCCGAAGCGAACCAGGGAGGTTCGATGGTAGAAAGCGTTCTGCGGGCAGCCGACTTTCAGATGCCGATCCGGCTGGTGCATGCGAGCCGCGGCAAGTCTGCCCGTGCAGAGCCGATTGCCGCACTCTACGAAGCCGGCAGAGTGCATCATGTAGGGCTCTTCCCGAAGCTGGAAGACCAGCTCTGCGGCCTTATGGCAGGCGGCGCCTACGAAGGTCCCGGGCGCAGTCCGGACCGGGCCGACGCGATGGTCTGGGCCTTGAGCGAGCTGATGCTGAGCAACCGCGGGCAGGCCCGCGTCAGGCAGATCTGAAGCTCGATCCGCCAGCCATGCGCGCTCGAGTCAGCGGCCGGTGCACGGCGGCCGCCATGGAACGACGCACAACAAGGAAACAAGCATGTCCTTCCTCGACAGCTTGCGCACCGTCCTGAGGGGCGGCGGCGGAGCACGTGTGCCTTTGGCACGCAATTATATCTCGCCCTGGTCTCTGGCCTTCGAATCGTCCCCGACCCGAGCACCCTACGAATACCGCAAGGCTGTGAAGGAGTCGTTCCTCCTGAACCCCGTGGCGCAGCGAGCGGTGCGAATTGTGGCCGAGGGAGTCGGGAGCGCACCGGTCGCAGTCGACGACGACGAAGTCCGGCAGTTGCTCGCGACGACGTCGGCAGGCCAGTCGCTGCTTGAGACGCTGGCCGCTCAGGTGCTGCTCCACGGCAATGGCTTTGTGCAGATTATCCGCGACGGCGGAAACCGGCCTGTCGAGTTGTTTGCGCTCCGGCCCGAACGCATGTCGATCGTTCAGGGCGATGACGGCTGGCCGTTGGCGTATCAGTACAAAGTCGGAGACTCGACGCTGACGCTTCCAGTGGAGGATGCGGACGGCTGGCCAACCGTAATCCACCTTAAATCCTTCCATCCCATTGATGACCATTTCGGGGCGGGCTGCCTCTCCGCTGCGGAGCCAGCGGTTCTCATTCACAATGCGGCATCAAACTGGAATCTGGCCCTGCTGGAGAACGCGGCCCGTCCTTCCGGTGCGCTGGTCTATGATCCGGGCGAGGCGAGTGGTCTGACGACCGACCAATTCGATCGCCTGAGGGCAGAACTCGAGCAAGCGTTTTCCGGTAGCGCCAACGCTGGGCGACCGATGCTGCTCGAGGGCGGGCTGAAGTGGCAAAGTCTTTCGCTTAGCCCGGCCGACATGGACTTCGCCGAACTCAAGGCGGCAGCGGCGCGAGACATCGCCCTGGCCCTTGGTGTGCCGCCGATGCTCCTGGGGATGCCCGGCGACAACACCTACGCCAATTACAAGGAGGCAAACCGCGCCCTGTGGCGCCTCACCCTCCTGCCGCTCGCCGGCAAGATCCTCTCAGGGCTGCAGCAGGGGCTGAAACCGTGGTTTCCAAAGCTGAAGATTTCAGTCGATCTCGATCGAGTTCCCGCGCTGGCGCAAGATCGCGAAGCCTTGTGGTCGCAGGTGGCGAATGCAGACTTCCTCGAACCCGAGGAGAAGCGCGCACTGCTCGGGCTCCCGCCCAAGGGAAGCAACGGATGAACCGTGAGGACATGCTCGCCAAGTTGATCGCCCAAGCGACCACCGAAGGTAGCGACTTGATCACGCTTCGCGCGATTGTGGAGGAGGCAACAGAGTTCGGCGCCGAGCGCGTGCTGATCCGCCTGAACCTCGATGACGATCGAGCCCAGAACGACATCGACGAGCTGCGCGAGCTTCTGTCCGCTTGGCGGAGCGCCAAGTCAAGCGCGTGGAAAGCGGTGGTGGAATGGGTGGTGAGGGGAACGATGGCCCTGCTCCTGATCGGCATCGCCGTTCGGCTTGGGGTGCCGGGGATGTTCGAATGAGCACCGCATCCATGACGCGCATCGCCGGTTATGCCGCTTTGTTCAACATCGCTGACAGAGCGCACGACACGATCTGCCCAGGCGCCTTTGCCCGGACACTGGCTGACCGGCGCGAGCCGCTGCCGCTCTACTGGCAGCACCGGCCAGCGCAGCGGATCGGCACAGTCGAGACCGTCTGTGAAGACTCCCGCGGCCTGCGCGTGATCGCCCGGGTTGAGAGTACACACAGCCGTGCCGCTCAGCTGCTGCGCGAACGCTCCGTCACTGGCCTCAGCTTCGGCTACCGTGCGCGCCGCTTCCGCATGCTTCCTACCGGGCGCCTGCTTGAGGACATCGATCTCCTGGAAGTCAGCTTGGTCACGCACCCGCTTCAGCCGAAAGCGCGGGTGCACCTCCTGCGATGATCACGAGCGGAACGACGGTACCACCCTGGAGGAGGTGCCCGTCATGATGGGCTTGCGAACCATGGCCCAACCGGCCGCCACTTGGCGGCTTTCTCTTTACCAACGAAAGGTGATTCCCCCGATGGCTACGCAACGTGAAACAGAGGCACTGACCGCCTCCTTCGACTTGGTCACCCGCCAAGACGAAGCCGAAGAGAAAATCGCCGGTCTGCGCTACGATGTTGATGAAGTGAAAGCGCGGCTAGAGCGGGTTAGCCGCGCTGCTGGCCGCCCGGCTCTGGGAGGCTGCAGGGCTCCCGAGGTCAAGGGCTTCGTCGACGGTTATCTCCGCCAAGGCCGCGAGAGCGAGCTGAAGTCAATCGCCGGCGTCATCCCGGCCGACGGCGGGTTCGCAGTACCGACCGAGATCGACGCCCTGATCGCTCGCCAGCTGCGGGAGATCAGCCCGGTTCGTCAGCTAGCGCAGGTGGTCAGCGTAGGAAGTGCCGGCTATCGCAAGCTGGTCACCACCGGCGGTACGAGCAGCGGCTGGGTGGGTGAGACCTCACCCCGGCCAGAGACTGACACCCCCGAATTTGCCGAAATTGCGCCTCCGACAGGAGAATTGTACGCTAATCCGGCGGCGAGCCAAGGCATGCTCGACGACGTCGCTTTCGATCTCGAAGGCTGGCTGGCCAGCGAAATTGCCATGGAATTCGCGCGTGCCGAAGGTTCTGCCTTCGTCACCGGCACTGGGATCAACCAGCCGCTCGGTTTTCTTTCTTCGCCAGTGTCGATGGCCGGAGACTCCGTCCGCCCGTTCGGCACACTCCAATTCATTGGCTCTGGTGATGCCGAGGGCTTCGATACCAGCCCCGAAGATCGGCTGATCGACCTCGTACACACGCTGAAGGCAGGCTATCGGCAAGGCGCAGTCTGGGTGATGAACTCCACAACCCTGTCTGAGATGCGCAAGCTCAAAACGGCCGAGGGCGCATTCCTGTGGCAGGCTGGGCTTGTCGAAGGTCAGCCGGATCGCCTGCTCGGCTACCCGGTGGTCGAGGCAGAGGACATGCCCGGCATTAAAGCCGGCATGTGTCCGATCGCCTTCGGCAACTTCAAAGCCGGCTACTTGATCGCGGAGCGCAGCGCCACGACCATCCTGCGAGACCCGTTCACCAACAAGCCGTTCGTGCACTTCTATGCGACCAAACGGGTCGGTGGCCAGGTGCTAGACAGCGCCGCCATCAAGCTCCTGCGCATCGAGGCTTAAGCAGGTCTTTGCCTCGACGGAGGGGCGGCGCCCAGAAGGACCCGCCCCCCTTTGCACGCTCGCGCCGCGATCCGCCTCCCACACGCGGCGTGAGCGTGCCCTTCTACTCTTCCAATAACGGAGACCGCCATGAAGCGGGCAATTGTCGTGCCGGCCATCGTGGCGGGCGCGGCCCTCGACGAGCTCAAGGACTGGCTCGCGATCACCACGCCGCGCGATGATGCGGTGCTCACATCTCTTCTGCATGGCGCGTTGGACATGTGCGAGGCTTTTACCGGTCAGATGCCGCTGGAGGCATTGTGCGAGGAAGTTCTACCGGCCTCTGCCTTCTGGCAGAAGCTACAGACCAAGCCCGTTCAGGCCGTCGCTGGCCTTGAAGGCTTGCTGCTCGATGGCACGCGCTTTCCGATCGCCGCGCGAGACTATGCGGTCGAGCTTGATACGGACGGTGGAGCCCGAGTTCGGCTATTGCTTCAGGTGGGGGCGGATCGCCTCGCCGTGCGCTTCACCGCCGGAATGACCGCGAACTGGGCGGCACTCCCAGAAAGTCTGCGCCAAGGAGTCCTGCGGCTGGCTGCCCATAACTACGCACAACGGGCAGGCGGTGGGGCGAACATGGCCCCGCCCGCAGCCGTCGCGGCCCTCTGGCGCCCCTGGCGCAGGCTGCGGCTCATATGATCACCGCCCGTACCCCCAATCAAAGCCACGCTCTGAAACGGCTCGAGGAGAGGGCCGCGCGGCTGGCAGCCGCCCATGCAGAGGAGAAACGGCGCTCTCGGCGCGCGGACCCGGTCCGCTGGCGCATACCGCGCCTGCTCTGGCCTCTGATCACCGGAGACAAGTAGATGGAAACGCTACTGCGGGCCGGACTGATCGAATGGTTGCGCGCTGATCCTTTCTTAATGAGCGAGTTGAACTCGGTGACGGAGGAAGCACCCGTCGCCGTCGCCCCGCCATGGCTCGGCCTTGTCGCGAGCGCCAGCATCGACTGGAGCACAAAAACGCGCAAAGGCCGCGAGGTACGCGTCGCACTGGAACTGCATGTCCGCGGCGATGATCCGGCCACTGCGGGTGCTGTCGTCCGAGCGATCGAGGAACGCATTGAGTCGTTCCCGCCCACCCAGCGAGGATTTGAGGTAGCATCGGTAACCTTTCTTCGCGCCCGCGCCGAGCAGCGGTCGGGAAACAGGCGTGCCATGCTGCTCGAGTACCGCTTTCGCATCCTCACCCCTGAAATGCCCGAAGAAGGAATCGCACAATGACAGCCCAAAAGGGTTCTGCTTTCCTCCTGAAGATCGGTGACGGCGCAGAGCCGGCAACGTACCAAACGGTTGCCGGTCTTCGTACGACTCAGATGTCGATCAACGGCGACACTGTCGTCGTGACGCATAAGGAGTCTGGCGGTTGGCGCGAGTTGTTGTCGGGCGCCGGCACGCGTTCGGTCTCCGTCAGCGCAGCCGGCATCTTCCTCGGCAGCGGGGCGGAATCAGCCATACGCTCGCACGCCCTGGCGGGAACAATCGAGGAGTACGAACTCTCCTTTGAGGACGGGGAGAAGCTGCGCGGTCGCTTCCTTGTGCAGCGGCTCGATTATGCGGGCGATTTCAACGGCGAGCGCAGTTACACGCTTCAGCTTGAAAGCAGCGGGCGGGTGCGCGCTGCATGAGCGATCTCGCCAACCCGATCCGCGGCGAGGCAACGATGCTAATCGCTGGGCGACCGCGCGTTCTCCGGCCAACCTTTTCTGCGCTTGTCGCAGCGGAGGAGGAACTTGGCTCCTTGTTCGGGCTGGTGGAGCGCGCCGGTGAAGGGCGGCTAAGACTGGAGGAGCTCGCCGCCCTGTTCTGGCACTGCCTTTCTGATCGCGGCGAGCTGACCCGGGAAGCCGTGGGGGATGCGGTTGTGGCTCAGGGGCTAGCCGCCAGCTCAAAGCCTCTGAAGACTCTCCTCTACCAAATCCTGCAAGGCGCCGGATGACGCAGACCCAAACCTTTGCCGCGGCCGCGGGCCGCTTGGCTGGTATCATTCCCCGCGCACTCGGCTGGCAACCTCAAGCATTCTGGGATGCAACGCCTGCAGAACTCGCGGCAATCTTCGTATCGGACGATCAGCCGTCAGGCGAGCCGCTGACACGTTCAGAACTGGTCACCCTGTTGGAGCGCGAACGTAATGGATGATGAACTTGAAACACTGAGGATTGAGGTGCGCGCCAGCACTTCGGGTTTCCGCTCCGACATTGAAACGATGCGGGGCGCGCTCGACAATAATCTGGTGGATGGCTTCTCTAAGGCGGGCGGCGTGTTCGAGCGCGGCCTGCTCTCCGCAATACGACGCGGCAGCGTGGGCTTCGACGACTTAAAACGGGTGGCCCTCCAAAGCATGAACGAAATCGCAGCCCAGGCCGTGCAGGGCGGCATCGGCAGCCTTTTTAAAGGCGGGGTCTCCGGCGGCGGAAAAGGGGGCGGGCTTGGCTCTGTAGTGTCCGGGGCCATCGGTGCGCTCTTCGGGCTGCCTGGCCGCGCCACTGGGGGGCCAGTCGCGCCCGGCGCCGCCTATCTCGTGGGCGAGAGGGGACCGGAAGTGTTCGTGCCGACCTCTTCGGGCCGGATTGAGCACGGCACGGGCGCCCAGCAGCGCAATGTGAAGGTCTCCATCAACATCAACCAGCCGCGCGGAAGCGATGCGCCCGCTGCGCTGCGCCGCTCATCGCGACAAGTGGCGAGCCAAGTCCGCCGCGCCCTGCAGACGTTCTAGGGGAAACCGCGATGGCATTCTGGCTTGCCCGAGAGCGGGACGGCCAGCACTCAGACTTCATCCAACGGTTCGATCCCCGGTTCTGGACGATCGACTTCCCCCGCCCGATGATGGCTTCGCTGGTGACGACCAATTATGACTCAATGAAAGTGGACGTCGAGTTCCATCGCGCGAACGAGCTTGCAGGGCTGATCTGGGACAGCACCGATCGCTACGATCACCCGCTCCTCGCATATGAGACCGACCTCGACTACTCTCGCACCACCCTCACCTTTCGCTGGCGCTCGAGCGGTGTTGTTCCCCTGGACCAGTCACACGGTCCCACGCTGACCATAGAAGGTCGGGACTCCAATGGCGAAGCCCGCAGCTGGTACGTCCGCCTATGGAACTACGCGAAGGGCACGCCCCAGGACGCGGTGATTACGCTACCCTTTTCAGCGCTCGCGGGCGGGTGGAAGCTGGGCCCAGGCTCCACGCCGGTGAACCCCAACGCGATCGAACGGATGTTCATCTCCGTCACTCCGCCGGGGCACAATCCAGCCAGTACGGATCTGTTGCCTGCCCCTTGCGTAGGGTGGGTTGAGATCACCGAAATCGCCTGTTCTGGCGACCGGCCGATGGTCACGATTGGTGAAGTTCTTCTGCCACCACACGGCGTGATGATGGCTACGGCCTTCGATGACAGCTATAACATGACACCGCTTCGGTTACTTCGTGCCATCCGAGGCCTCGGGTATCGCGACGCAATTACCCACTACGTCGGGATGAGCCATTATTATCGGCTCACCCGCGGCGATAGCGCCACTCTCCAGGCTGGTCAGACGGAGCCGCTGTGCGCCCCGGCAGAGGCCTGGCACCGCAGTTTTTTCGCCGAATGCCATAGGCTCGGCTACGAGCCGATCATTTCCCTGTCTTATGAGCTGTTCGCCGAGCACTGCCCACCGCAATGGCAGCAGCGCTTCCATGACGGCGCACCGGCGCTAACGGGCTGGGATCCACCTTCTGCATTGCTGTCGCCCGCCAACCCAGCCGCCATGGGCTTTCTGGAAAAGGTTGCCGCACGCTTCGTACAGCTGGCTATGCAGGCTGGCCTGCCCGTCGCCTTTCAAGTGGGTGAGCCGTGGTGGTGGACGCTGCCCGATGGCCGGATCGCGCTCTACGACGCCTCCGCACGCGCCGCTTTCGGAGGCAACCCGCCGGTCATCAAGGACTTGCGGGAACCGCTTTCCAAAGAGCAGGTGGCCTTGCTCGACCGCGCCGGCGAAATGCTGGCAGCCTCTACCGGCGCCTTGCGGGATCGGGTCATTCTCGAGGCGCACGGCAAGGCAGAAACAATGCTGCTGCTGTTCACACCCACCTTCCTGGACGCGAGGATGCCGGAGGTACGCCGCGCCAATCTACCGGTTGGCTGGGCTTGGCCCGCTTATCAGCGCCTGCAATTGGAGGATTACGACTGGCTCACCGACGGTAATCAGGGCGACCGTTACCAGGCCTATGAAGCTGTTCAGCAACGGCTCGACTATCCGCTGGAGCGACAGGACTACCTCGCCGGCTTCGTGCTGCGCCCTCAAGATGCCGACCTCTACTGGCGCCGGATCGACGCCGGGATCGATGAAGCAGGGAAGCGCGGTGTCCCCCGGTGCTTCGTTTGGGCGCTGCCTCAAGTCAACCGCGACGGATACACCCGTCTGCCTGCTTCGGAGGGCAATCAGATGCAAGCCTTTGACGATGTTCTCTACCCTCTGGCGCTCGGCCGGGACGCGGGCGTTTCTGCCGAGTTCTCCACCTCGATATCCCTCACCGCGTCAGGCTATGAGAGGCGCTCAAGCCACTGGACGGACGCGCGCCTGCATTTCGACGTAGGTCCCGGTTTGCGTTCCGAACAGGAACTGGGAACGCTGATCGCCTTCTTTCGCGCACGCCGCGGCGCGGCGCGGGGCTTCCGGCTCCGAGATCCGTTCGACCATAGCTCACGCGGGATGACAGGGCAACCGGAGCCGTTCGATCAGCTCCTCGGCCTCGGCGATGGGCTGACGGCACGCTTCCGTTTGTGCAAGCATTACTCCGGGCCTGATGCGCAAGTTCGCTACATCACGCGTCCGCGGCCGGATAGTGTTCTGGCGAGCGTCGGGGGTACGAGAACCAACAAGTGGGAGCTCGAGCAGGGCGGTTGGATCGTCTTCTCCAACGCGCCGCCTTTAGGAGCGGAAGTGCGGGCCGGCTTCTACTTCGATGTTCCGGTGCGGTTCTCGACAGATCGTCTCGATATCACCGCCGCGGCCTTCACGGCAGGCGAGGCCCCCTCCGTGCCGCTGATAGAGGTCCGGGAAGCGGCATGACCAAGGTCTTCTTCCAACGCGAGCTCGAGGCGGTGGCGACCTTCTGGCGCATCCACCGGCAAGACGGGGTGACGATCGGCCTGACTAGCCACGATTGCGATCTTTGGTTCAACGGCATCCGGCATCGGGGCTCTCCTGGGATGTTGCCGAGCGCCATCAGGCGCACCGCGGACTTGGCATCTGACAGCGCCGAAGTGCAGGGGGCGCTTACGCATGACAGCATTGCGGCCGCTGATCTGGAGACTGGGCGGTTCGACAACGCCGCCGTCGAGATCGGGCTTGTGGACTGGGAAACGCTGGAAGACGCCGTCCTCTATCGCGGCATCATCGGCGGCGTGGCAGAAGAGGCGGGCGGATATCAAGCGGATCTGCAATCCGTAAAGGCCGCTCTGGAGACCGATCCGGTTCCCCGAACCAGCCCCACTTGCCGGGCGAAGTTTTGCGGGCCCGGCTGCACACTAAACCCCGTCCGCTACACGCATGAAGCGCAGCTTTCCGCGATCGATCTGCCAAGCAACGCCGTGGCCTTCGCGAGCGCGCCTGACGCCGAACTATTCGAGAGCGGAAGTTTGCGCTGGATCGACGGGCCGCTTGCCGGCCAGGCGATGGAGATCATGAGCGCGGAGGGCGGGTGGCTTGTTCTCGATGCGGTGCTCGATCCAGCCCTGCTGATCGGGACAGGAGCCCTGCTGCGGGAGGGGTGCGATCACACGCTCGGCACCTGTCGCGATCGCTTCCGGAACGCGGTGAACTTTCGCGGCGAACCGTTCCTTCCGGGCAATGACCTGCTCACCCGCTATCCTCAGGGCGGGTGATGGACGCGCCCACGGCCATGGCGCTCGCGGCCATGGACTTGGTTGGGACGCCGTTTCTCCTCGGCGGGTGCGACCCGCGGCAGGGGCTGGATTGCGTGGGAGTGCTCGTCGTCGCTCTCGCCGCGGCCGGGCGGACGCCGCGCCTTCCTGTCGAATATACCCTCCGCCGGACGAGCATCCGAGACTTCGTCGCTGCCGCCGCCGAGGTGGGCCTGATCTCCGTGTATGACAGCCTGGTCGCAGGCGATCTCATCGTGGCGAAACCCGGGGCAGCACAGTTCCACGCGGGAGTTTGCGGGGTTGGGGACACTGTCGTCCACGCCCATGCCGGCCTGGGCCGTGTGGTGTTGAGCCCGGCGCCGCTTCCCTGGCCGCTGGAACACCACTGGCGTCTTTCTTCATCATAGGTCTGCTTCATGGCAACGCTTGTTTTCACCGCTCTCGGTACTGCGATCGGAGGGCCGCTTGGTGGCGCCTTGGGTTCGCTGATCGGCAACCAGCTTGATCGAACGATTGCCGGCTCCTCCGGTCGCCAGGGTCCGCGCCTCAAGGAACTTGCGGTCACCACCTCCAGCTATGGCACCGCCGTGCCGCGCCACTACGGAACCATGCGGTCCGCCGGGAGCATCATCTGGTCCACAGACCTGATGGAGACGACGGAGAAGGGGAAAGGCGGCAAGGGCAAGCCTGCCACCACGGCTTACAGCTACTCGGTGTCCTTTGCCGTGGCGCTGGCAAGCCGGCCCATCGCGCGGCTCGGCCGGGTCTGGGCGGACGGCAATCTTCTGGTTGGCGCCAAGGGCGACCTTAAGGTGGGCGGCCAGTTGCGCGTTTATAGCGGGCGCGGCGACCAGCCGCCCGACCCGATCATCGTGGCGGAGAAAGGCGCCAGCTGCCCCGGTTTTCGGGATCTCGCCTATTGCGTGTTCGAGAGCCTGCAACTCGCGGAGTTTGGGAACCGCATTCCGTCGCTCACCTTTGAGATCATCGCCGATGACGGGGAGGTGAGCCTCACCAGCATGGTCGAGCAGGTCAGCGACGTAGTCGAGGCCACCCGCCCACTCGAGTCGCTCACGGGCTTCAGCAATGATGGGGGGCCGCTTGCGCGGACGCTGGCAACGATCGATCAGGTGTATCCCCTCGCTCTTAATGCCGCCGGCAAGCGCCTGGCGATCCGCGCTGCGGACGATCTCCCCGCCGACCCTCCGATGCTGCCCGAGCCGGCCATTGATGCCGGAGCAGGTAGCTTCGGCGCGGCCACCGGCGCGACCCGCCGCCGGCAACCGGACATGCAGGACATCCCTGAGGGCCTGCGATACTATGACATCTCGCGCGACTATCAGGCGGGAATGCAGCGGCCGCAGGGTCGTGCGCGCCCAGGCAGGCAGCGCATCATCGAATTCCCGGGTGCTTTGGAAGCGACGGCCGCTCGCAAGCTCGCCAGCGCGGCTGCGGAACGAGCGGGATGGTCCCGCGAGACACTGACATGGCGCACGGCTGAGCTGGATCCATCGATCGGACCCGGCTCGGTCGTGCGCGTACCAGGCAATACCGGCCTTTGGCGGGTGGAGGGCTGGGAATGGCGCGATTGTGGGGTGGAGCTCGATCTGCGCCGACTGCCGCGCAGCACGAAGCGCCGCATCGTTGCCGATGCGGGCGAACCGCTGCCCGCTTCCGATCTCGTTGCCACGCCGACCCACCTTGCTGCATTCGAGCTGCCTTGGAACGGCACCGGGTCAAGCGAAACGCGGCAGGTCTATGTCGCAGCCACCTCCCGATCGCGCGGGTGGAAGGGAGCGGCCCTTTACCGAGAAGACGGGGGAAATTTGGTACCGATCGGCAGCACCGGATCGCGCCGCAGCGTGCTGGGGTCGACGCTTGATGCAGTGCTCCCCTCCGCTGCGCTTGTGCTGGAGCGCTCAGCCTCGGTCGAGGTTCAGCTCGTCTCTGAGGACTTCGTGCTTACGAGCGCGCCGCTCGCCTCGCTGGCCAATGGCGCCAACCGCGCTCTGATTGGCGACGAGATTGTGCAGTTCGCAACGGCGGAGTCCCTGGGCGATGCGCGCTGGCGCCTGCGCGGCCTGCTGCGTGGCCGCGGAGGAACCGAGGCGGCAGCGCTGACGGGACACGCGGTCGAAGCCAGCTTCATCCTGCTCGATGATACGCTTGTTACCGTCGATCCGGCACAGTTGGGGGCAGCCCGAGAGGTCACGGTCGCCGCGATCGGACTGGCGGACCAGGAGCCGGTATTCGCGCAGCTGGCGAATCCTGGGCTGAGCCTCAGACCCCTGTCGCCTGTGCATCCCCGCACCACCCGAAATCCCGGTCGAGGTTTGATCGTCGAATGGACGCGGCGCGCGCGCGGCGCGTGGACGTGGGATGATCTTTTGCCCACGCCGTTGGTCGAACCGACAGAAAGCTATCTCGTAGGGCTCGGCAATGTCGACCAGCCCGTGGCGCGTTGGGAAGTCAGCCAGCCGCGTCTCCAGATCGCTCACGATCAGCTCGCCAGCCTCTCCGCCACGCATCGGGGCAAGCCGCTCTGGGTGCGGCAAGTAGGGCTGAATGGCCTCTCCGATGCACTGCTCCTGACCACCCTCGCCTGAACGCTGGCGCAAAGGAACAATCATGACCGATCCCCTCAATTTCGCCTCCAAAAGTCCGCGTTTTGGGCTTCCGCTCCTGTTTGCCGGACAGGCGCAAAAGGAGTTTACAGTTAACGAGGCTCACGCGCTGATCGACTTGCTGCTGCACCCGGTTCTGGAGGGTCAAGCCGATGCCCCGCCTAGCCAGCCCCAGAACGGCGAATGTTGGCTCGTGGGCGGCAACCCCACGGGGGAGTGGGTCGGCCACGAGTTCCAGATCGCGTCCTACCAGGACAGGATTTGGGTATATGCCACCCCGCGCGACGGAATGCGTCTGCTCGACAGATCGACCATGCAGGACATCTTCTACCGCAATGGCTTGCGGCGCGCCGTGCCGCCGGAACCGATCACAGGCGGAGCCACGGTGGACCAGGAGGCACGCCGTGCAATCGAGCAGCTGATCGCCGCGCTCGTCGCGGGAGGCATTCTGGCGTTGCGTTGACGCCCGAGGGCATCACTTCATGTTGCGCTCGATCGGCTGAACCGCCAGACAAGCAAGGTGATGAGGCTGACCACAGTTCCCGTGATCGCCGCCGCCTTGCTGGGCGGCTGCCAGACGACGGACGAGATGCCCGCCAGCGCGTTGGGGCAGGCGACACTCAGAACAGCTAGCGGCACTCCTGCAGGAACGGTGCGGATGCTCGGAGCCGGCACGGATGTCGCGCTATCGGTATCGCTGAGCGGGCTTCCGGAAGGTCGGTATGGAGTTCACCTCCATCCGACCGCGTCATGCGAGCCGACCGACTTTGCCTCCGCCGGCGCGCACCTGAGCGATTTTCCCACCGCTGTGATCGGCGCATCGGGGGCAGGAACGGTCAGCGGCCTTCTCCCCGATTCTCCCGAAGAGGTGCTGGCGCAGATCTTCGATGCGGACGGAACCGCCCTCGCCATCCACGCCGGCGTCGGTAGTGATCGGGCAGGCCCCGCAGGTGCTTCAGGAAGCCCAATCGCGTGCGGAGTACTGGTGCAAAACTGAGCCCGCGGCATGTCAGGTGGCGGGAGGGACCACTGCATAGCGGGTGGGATCGACCAGTCCCGCTTCGTTGAACCCCTTATGTCGCAGCCGGCAGCTGTCGCACAACCCGCAAGCCAAGCCCTCCGGCGTGGGATCGTAGCAAGACCAGCTCATCCCGGGATCAAGCCCGAGCCGCTCAGCCTCCTGTGCGATGCGCGCCTTCGCCCATTCCTGCAGCGGCGCGTGAATGGTGAAGGCGTCTCCGAGCACCCCGTCCTTGGTCGCCAACCTCGCCGTTTCCATGAAGCTGGCGATGAACTCCCGCCGGCAGTCGGGATAGCCGGAATAATCCAGCGCATTGACTCCGATGAAGATGTCGCGCGCGCCCGAAGCTTCCGCCCAACCCAATGCGACAGACAGAAAAATCAAGTTGCGCGCCGGCACGTAGGTAACTGGAATGTCCTCTCCAACCCCATCCTTCGGAACCTCGATGGCGCTCGTCAGCGCCGACCCTCCAAATTGCCGCAGGTCCAATGGGACCACCACATGCCGCACGGCCCCAAGCTCCCGTGCGATCGTGCGGGCGGCGTCGATCTCGCAGCGATGGCGCTGATTGTAGTCGATTGTCAGGGCGTTCAGCGCAAAACCCCTCTCCCGCGCAAGTCCTGCAGCGACCATGGAGTCTAGCCCACCTGAGAGCAGGACGATGGCGTTGGATGAAGGCTTGGTCAT